CGCCAGCCCCCGCGATGAAGCGAGGAACGCGCTGCGCATACTTGCTTTCGTAGAACTCCGCCTGCTGAAAATTCTGATTCTTCATCAACGCAAGCGCAGCGGCTCGGAACTGGACCGCCTTATTGAACGGTGGCAGCACTTGCAAGTCAATGTCGGTTAGATTCACGAGCGGCGCTGGCAAACTAAGCACATCCCACTCCGAGAAATAAATCTGGTCTGGCATCGGCCGCAAATAAACTAAAAGATCTTGCGGGTGAATCGTCCAGATTATCGGCCGAGATTGAAACATCGTTGTCCAGCAGCGCATATATGCCTGGAATAGGGTAAAGCCGCGGAAGTTGAGCATGTATCGTTCATTGTTCCAGATATTGGTCATCGACACTACCTGGAACATGTTCAGGAACGTGACCGGAACGACCACCGCGCCGGAACCCCCGCCGTCGAGCACCGTCACCGCCGGAGGAGCGAGGTAGCCGGACCCCCACTGCGTCAAATTGACGCTGGTTAGAACGCCGTTGGTGATCACCGGAATACCTGTCGCCGTGACGCCGCCAGCTGGCGCGGCGCTGAACGTGATGGTAGTGGCGGGACTGTAGCTGGTGCCGCCGGCAAGGACCGTCGCGCCGCAGACTGCACCATTGAGGGGATAAATTTCTTGGCCGGGGAGCAACTGCACGCCGGTGGCCAAGTGGCGGACGCAGTGCATATCAAGCGCGGTGTCCTCTCGCGCCTCATTGATATAGTCGGTTATTTCCGATTGTGAGAACGAAGCGAAGGTCGAGTCATGAACGAGCCGCTGCACCTGCGTCACGTAGGTTTGCAGAGAGGCCGCCATCACCGGTCCTCACGACTCTCCTTGGCCAGCATGCGGGCGAAACGACGGTTCAATTGACCGTCCGACAAGCGCCGCAATGCACCCCTGATGGTCTGAGCATCCTCCCGCTCGCACATATGCATGAGCGCCTCCCGAATATTGTGACGCTCCACGTGAGCCAGGATTTGTTCGTAGCTCATACATCAACCCTCCTCGGAGCCTTAGAGCGGACGCCGCCGCGCGTACCTCCGACCTCCGTTCCTTCCGCAAGCGGAATCGGAACTTCAGATTGCGTTTCAGCCATCGGCCCGTCGTCCGCTGACGGATCGGCTGGGATCGGCGCTGATGGGTCGCGCTCCACCAATTCCATATGAACAGGCTCGATGTGAAGGTTGTCCACCCAAGTTTCCCACCGCATTTTTCCGTCATCGCCGCGCTTGATGTCGTCCGGCGTATTCCAACCGAATCTTTTGGCAATGTGCAGGCGCATCAATTCCGGTTCGGCAGGCCAGCCGAAGACATGCGTGGCGACTTCCATGGCGATCGAGAGCGGCTCATTCGGCTTGAACTCATATGGCACGCCATCAAAACGGTCGATCAGGGGAAATGAGTTGCGGTTCGTCACCCGAACCATTTGGAACCGCCCCGACTGGCCCAGTCTGATCGATGGGAAATCCGTAGCCATCAGAAGCTCCACACCGTCAATTGTCCACCCGGTGCAGCGGCGATGCCGTTGAACGCGCCGCGGCACTGCAGTGTGTCGATGATAAACACATCACCGGGATTGAGGTTCTTGCAACCGGCCCCGCCGATCACTGCGACTCCAGTCGCGAAGCCGCCATAGACACCGAGAACACCCATGTTGACCTGAGCAGGGCAGAACGCAATCTGGACGGAACCGTTGTTGATGAAAATGGCGCCATTCGCGCTAGCGTTTCCGGGCCACACCGGGCCGGACACGGTCCCGACAGTAGTTCCCCACCCCAGCGGCGTGCCGAGCGTGGTGTCAGTCAGAGTGGTGGCCATCGATATGTCTCCTGCACAGTTGGGCTAGATCATAGGAGCCATAGCAAAGTTCCGCAATGGTCGCCATGGTCTCGCGGTCGCGACCAGAAAGCTTGTCAATCTTGGTGAAATCCCGAAAATATACTGCATCGGCCTGAGTGACCTGCCTACTGGGGCCGGGGCCGTCACCAATCTTCTGGATGTGAAACTCGCAAAACGAATGAAAAAGAAAACCAAGGTCACCCAGAGCTTGGTCGATATCCGCGAACATCGGCTGCCCGACATAGAGGGGAACGAAGGACACTTCCGTGTGAACGCAAAGAGCGCGCATGATCTTTATGTGCCCGCCCTTGATAACCATCAGCTCAGCCCCCTGAGCGTCCATTTTCAAAAAATCGATTCGTTCAACATCGATGTCGTTAAGCCGAATGGTCGGCACCCTCTTCTCATGAACAACCCTCACAAGCTTCTCGCCGTCCCGCTTCGGGCACAGCACATCCCAAATCGGCGCATTTATCCTGTACAGGCTCGTCATGCCAGGCGCATTTGACAAGTATAGCGTGTGTTCCTTGCCGTCGCCGACGACATCTGGCCGACAAGTTACGTGTTCCGATTGACTCGGCCAAAAATCAACTTGCGGCTCGAAGCATAGCACCTGGCACAAACCGCGTTTCAACAGCGGTACATATGGCGGCGCGCTATCGATGTTAGACGCGCCAACATCCACCACGGAAATCATGAGTTGTGCAACTTGAATTGGCCGATCGCGTCCACGCCGACGCCGTAATCCCGCGACAGCCGCCCTCGCAGCGTGTCCAGTCCTGCCAAAATCTCACGTAGCTGCCCGCCCTCACCAGGGCACTGCACCGTGCCGTCCGGAGAGACGGTGACCAGGACGACGGACGACACACCGCCACGCCTGGCATCCTCAATCACCGTTTCCAACAAGCGGATGCACGCGTGATCGGCGCGCAGCGTTTGCGGCTTGATGATAACGCCAGTGGCCGCGCCAGCCTCTTGAAGCCGTCGCTCCCGGTGCGCGGCCTCGTCTTCAATTTTGCCCACTTTTCTTTCCCCGCAAGTTCCACGGCACCATCATTTCGCCGATGTGCATCACTTTGGCCGATAGCTCATAATCGCACCACACGCGAAACCCCAGCGAGCGCGCGATATGGCAAAACACCGTATCCTCAGTCGTAAATCCGTCCGGATTTCCTGGCGTGCCGTCTTTCGGGTTCCACAGCCGATAAAACCACGGCCGCGGCACCTTCCGAAAAACGGCCATGCGCGTCAACAGCACACCGAATCCCAGCACGGCCATTTCGGCAAGGCCGCTCTCCGGCATAGGCACGTTCCCGTCCGTCGAAAGCGGCATTCCCATCGGATCCGCCGGATTGATCGCCATTCCAATCGGCGCGTAGGGCGGCATTCGTCGCCGGTAGTCGGCGCCAACGATATCAAGATCGTGGGCAAGAAGCATTTCCAGCGCTTGCGCCGGAAAGCTCATATCGGAATCTATCCACAGAATCCAATCGGCGCTCTGGCTGATCGCGGTGTCCACGACGGCCGTGCGCGCAACCGACGTGTCAAGTCCGCCTACGGAGCAAATCAACAGATTGCAAACCCGCCCAGCCCGGTTGGCAAGCGACGCGATGTCCACAGCGGTCTGCCGCTTCCATTCAGCGGAACTAGGCAGACCAAGGACGACTAGGGGGAGACGCGATTCAGGCACGCACCCCGTTTACACCGGCGGCTCGGACCAGCGCAAGGTCGCATCCATCGTCGAACCGGTTGCAACGTTGCCACCAAGGAACAGAGCCATGTTCGGCGGCACGATCACGCCCTCATCGAAGTCGTAATGGAGACCAGTCGCGACCAACATGGTGGTCGTGGTGGTTGTGAAATAGGCATAGCCGAGCGTCATCAAGAACAGCGCCGTCGAGCTCGCGACGGTGGCCGTGCCTGGAATAAAGCGGACGGTGTTGCCGCCGATCGTGCCGATGATGTTCGAAAGCGGGGCGACAATCGTGGCCGCCGAAATCGGCGTGCCGATGCCTGAACCGGCGTTCGGCACATACGCCAAGCAAAGCGACGAAATCACCGGCGTGCCGAGCGTCACTAGGCCGGTATCAAGCGTCTGCAGCGCGGCATTGAATTTGTTGCCAGCAACGTTCCAGATACCAAAAACCTGGCCCGTCGAAGAATAAATCGGAACGACGACGCCGGCGGCGGCGGTGGAGCCGAGAAAAGATTGTCCCCGATAGGCTTGCGTATAGTACTTCGCATGCAATTCGGCGACGCAGCCTTCGGTCTGCGCGCCTCCGAGCATCTGCTGATTGCCGAACTGTGAAGTGACCGGCGGCGCGGCGGAATTGACGACGATCTGAGCCATAGCATTACTCTCCTTTGTTTCCGGTAGAGGCTACACCGGGCCGCATCTTGCGGTTGGTTAATCGCCCGGAACGACGGGCGGAACAAGTCCAAGAGAAAGGGCGATATCGTTACGCATCAAGCGCAAGTCGTCCTGTGATGCGCGTCCCATATCGCTTTGGAGCAAGTTGTTGGTCACGCGCTGCTCGATCAGCAATTCCTGCTCTGACACGACAGAGCCGATCCCGGTCGGAATGTAAGTCGTCACTGGACCCTCCCTTGCACGATCGACGTGTCGGTGATGCCGCCACACACAGCCGTTCCGGTCGCCTGGCCGGTATGCAGTGCCGACGTGTCAATGACAGAGACACTCGGCACTTTCTGCAGACCGAATCCATTGTCCTCGATCGAGAACGCCGATACCGCGGTGGCCACCACAGTGGTGACGCCGCGGGCCGAGCGCGGAACGAGAGGCTGATTGTTGAGCGATGCCGCCACCAGCCCGAGCGACGTTTCCCAGATAGGCGGAGCGCCGGCGCCGAACCCAGCTCCGCCGGAGCCAAGTGTGACCGAGGTCACGCACATCGACATGATGGCCGTCGCAGTAGCGCCAGAAAGCCCGCCTCCGGTGATTGTCACCGCCGGAATATGCGTGCCGTCGTAGCCGAAGCCGTAGTCGTCGGTGCCGATGCCGGTTAGCGCGCCGGAACCGGTCAATGCCAACGAGGTCAACTGACATCCGGCCGATGAAAGGTTGGGCTGGAATAGCGAGCCGGGGGGAAGATTGGTCGGATACACGAGGCCGGGCGCCGGGAACGGATCGGCAGCGATTCCGCCGGTCGGGCCACCCGTGTAGCCGGGATTCTGGGGAAATACATAGAAGTTCGGCGAGGCCGAATAGCCGGCGCCGACGTTCTGCATAACGATCGTGGCCACGCCTCCGGCAGAATTAATCGTCGCGTAGGCCGTCGCCTGGATACCGCCGGGCGGCGGCGGGTCGCACGTGATCAGCGGCGGCATCACAAAGCCGGAGCCTGGTTGCGCGATGGTCGGAGCCTGCACGGAACCGCCAACAATCACGTAGCCGGCGGCGGTCGCCAAAGCCAGGCCGGACGCCGGAGCCGCATACGTGACGGTCGCTCCTGTGGCGAGGCTGCCGATACCGTTGGTGCCGCCGGACCCGGCATTCGTGATGAATGACCCGATCACAACGCCGCTTAAATTGATCAGCCGATAATTGCATCCATCGGAAGACACAAGATTAAACGTTGCATCCTGTGGGCCGACACTGCGCCAATTCTGCTGAATGGGATCGAACCACTGCAATTGCGTCTGCGGGCCGGTCTGCACCAAGTAATTACCGGGCGGGAACGTGTACACGCCGCCGCTCGCCAGCGCGACTACGCCGTCATTGTTCGCTGGCGCCTGCTGGGGAAATGGAAAAAGACCGCCGATGCGAGACATGCGCTCCTCAGATGTTCAAGAACTGCAATCCGTCGATTTTGGCGTGCGTCTTGCACTTGACGTTCACCAGCTCAAGCAGCGACAGGATCGCGCTGATGTAGCCAAACTGGTTGTTGGGCAGCACCGATTCGAAGCCGGTGAAAGCGAACGCGGCCCGCTCGTGCATGAATAGCGACAGGTAGTTCGTGTTCAGAATGTAGAGTGTGCCCTCAGGGCAGTATGGGTCTGCGTAGAACGGAATGCCGGCGATATCGAGAGCTTGGAAAGAGGAATGGCCGACGAAATTTCCCGATGACAGGCCATCGCCGGGCCGGATGTTGTAGCGTTCCTGCGGCGTGAAATCCTGGGCCAGCAGCGTCCATGTGCCAAAGCCCATGATGCCGATGCTCGGCATTTCGCCGGTCGTCTTGCTGACCTGCGCCACGTACTGTAGCATCAGATTGCGCGTCGGCACCGTAGCGCCGCCGTTGTGCACGTAGACCGATTTCCAGAACTGATTGGTCGCTCGGGTGATGCCGCCGTAGTTTGCCGCAAACGTGCCGTCGTCCACCGCGGCCGGCAGGCCGATCAACTGCTGCGTTTGGGCAACATTGTTGTACAGGGTCGTTGCAAACGTGTCGATCGTCACGTTGGTCGCGTCGTTCATGCGCGCGTCGATCAGCGGCACGATCGAATAATCGAGTTGAACCAGTCCTTCGAGGCCTAGGAAGGGAATCGGCGTGCAGTACGCTTTTAAATTGAATTCCGCGTTTTGCAGCCCTGGCTGCACGCCGGGTTGATTGAACGATCCGGAGTAGTCCACCCACTGCCCGGACACCATCGGAGCGCCTTGCAGCGGCGCCGTGATCGGCGAGAGGCCGCCGGTTGCCACCTGCGCGGACGACAGCAGAGACGCCATCAGCGGGGCAGACTTCCACAATTGGACGAACACGCGCGGCATGAACGCGCGGCGGACAATTGCGGACAATTCTGAGGCGATTGCGCCTTGTGCCGGTATGATGCCGGTGCCGATTATCGGCAAGTGAGCGCGCTCCTGCTACGGAGCTGCCTATTTTATCACCGTCTGGCGTTACCTACGTTCCGCCGTTTGAACTCGGTGATCACTTGATAGGCAGCGTTCTGCGCAGCAGCGGTCGGATTCGCAGCAAAATCGGCAAACGATAGCATCTTGCCGTCTTTTCCAGCGACGGTCGGGAACTCCCATGTCGCTCCAGGCCGCTCGTCAGGCGGCGGGCCTTCACTCCCGCCGTTTGGCGGATTCTCGTGAGCGTAGAGCACGGCGGCGGTATTGTAGTCAAGGGTTGAGCCATGCCTGGCGATGATCTTCTCGATGTCCTTGACCTGATCCTCGTTGTAGCGGCCGGTCGTAATCAGCTCGCCGCGTTGCTTGTCCAGCTCGAATTGAAACTGTCGCGCCTGGGCGAGCTGCTCCTTCTGCTCCTGCTCATTCCTCAGGGCCTCGATCTGCTCCTGCATGTCTACGTCGGAAAAGCTCGACGCGCGGTCAGGGAATTTCTCCTTGACCAGCTTGGCGACCTGCTTACGGGTTTTTGGATCGTGAGACAGCTCGAAAAACATCCGCGACAGGTCGGCCATTTCGATCGGAGTCAATTGTCGGCGCGGAGCCATTATGCAACCTTACGGGGACCGAACACGTCATAGAACACTGAATGCGCGTAGTCCGGCCATTTCTTTTCGAGCACCAAAGCAAGATCGGCGCGCGTCATTGGATCGTAGGCCAGCTCGCAAAAAATGACCGCCAGGTGCCGGGTTTGATCGGCAGTCAGTCGGACGGTCGGCGCGGGCCACGCCTTGTCTACTTTGGCACCAAACCACAATCTTGGAATGAACCACGGTTTCATATCGGCTTGCCAGCCTTGGCGGACGGTCCGCCTTTTTCGAGAGTCATCTTGCTGCCGCTGAACTTGCCCTTGTCGGCGGAGGTGAAGCCGCCGAGCTCGGAATAGGTCGGTGGATTGCGGAACTGGCCGTCTTCTGATCGCCTCTTGCCGAGGTCAGACGAGTTCGCGACTTTTGGTTTGAGAAAATCCTGAGCCATTAAGCTCCTCCAGGCATTGGCGGCGGCGATGGTAGCGGCGCCGAGACTACTCCCGGCGGTGGTGCTCCCGCAAGGGGTCCCCCTGGATTTTGTGTCTTTTCCATCTGGCGGATCGCGGCCGGCCCAAGATCGGAGCCGCTCGTCTGCCCGAACAGCGGATTGAGCGCTGACAGTGCGCGCATCAGACCTTGAAATTCCTTGCTGCCGGGTTCGTAGGCCATCATCGATATTTGCATTGTCCGCATGACGGCCTTGATGTTGGCCATCGCCGCCGCCTTGTTGCCGGCCCCGCCTCCTGGAGAGACCATCGGGGAGCCACCTGGCCCGCCGGGGCCGCCCGCCGGGGAACCGGGAAGCTTGATCGGAGGAGGGGCACCGGGGCCGCCAGGACCGGGGAGGCCACCAGGCTGACCTCCGGGAGCGCCGCCACCAGGCGGCATCGGCATCGGCATCGGCATCGGGCGAGCATAGGCCAAAAAAAAGCCCGGTCAAGCCGGGCCTAGTTGGGGAGGAAAACGGGATATACGACTACTTTCGGCTACTTCCGGCGTCCCCTACGGTGCCGTCTGCGACCTCGACGTGCCATGTGTGAGTCTCCTTCCAAAGGTTGCGAAGAAAGCCTAGCGCTTCTTGCCGCCGCCCGCAAGCTGCTTTTCGAGAAGCTCGGGGTGCTGCTGCATCATGCGCTGTTTCTGTTTCGCCTCCTGTCGCTGTGCGTGAATAATCGCGTCGCGGTTTGGCGGGTTGAGCATCCGAACGAACATCTCATTGTTAATAGCGTTTGCCTTTTTCATGAGAACGGCGATTTCGCGCGATTCGTCGCCAAATAGCGGCGAGTGCGAGTGGCCTTCGATCCGCATTTTCACGTCGGTTGCGATCTGCGCGGCGACGAACGGTTCCGATTTGCCGCTCTCATCGGGCTCCGGCGTGATTTCGTCATCGTCGTTGCGCATCTTGAGCTTTAAACTAATATCACCGATACGAACCAATGACTGTTCGAGCTTCAGGGCGGTTCGCTTGATACGCCCGCCCCCGGTTTTTCGTAGCTCCTGGGCGTGCTGTCGAGAACGAACACCCTGCTCGCCGCGTCCGCTAAGAACCTCAGTGAGTCCTGACGCCTCCAAGAATAGATTGTTAATCTGTGAGAAGTCGGCGAACAGGTCCGGCGGCATTTGCGGGGCGAGCTCCTCCACTTTTGCTTGAGGCATTTGGTCAAAAAGGTAGCTGCCAGCTCCACCGAAGGCTTCCATTTTCTCATCAGTCAACCCCAAGAAGCCGCTACCGACCTTCGGCGGATCGGCTTGGCGCCTCAGAATATCGGCGATCTGGTCGAGTCGCTCCGTCATCCAATCCTGTAACGGAATGAGCGTATCGAGGTGTGCCTTTCCCCAGAAATAATTATACTTGGTATAAGGACAAACCTTCGTAAACGGGTGATCCTTCGGCAGGAAAAAGTTGCAATCGGACTTGTATGTCTCCGCCTTTTTGAGCTTGCCGGCCTTCGCCAGCGCGTTCACCGTCTTTTTCGAATCTCCGATCATGATATCGGGATCGACCATATGAAAAATCCGATAGTCGCCGCAATCGTCGTCCCATGCCCATAGCTCATTAAACCTCACATGAGGCGTATCAACCTTCGGTTGATAAGTTGCTGTCGGCGTCCAGATAGGATTTATCTGCCCCATGACGTTACCCTGGAGATTGCTGCCGCCGGTAGCGCTGATAATCATGCGGTTGAGCATTTCCGGGAACGGCGACACGAACGGGCGGTTTTCAACAGCGATGCGCGGCAGTTCGGAGCCGCGTCCGGATCGGATCACCCGCTGCGCTGCTTCGGACCACTCCAAAAAATACGTGTGGCAAAATGCCGACTGAGAATCGAGGTCGGGAACTTTCTCGTTGAATACGCCGAAGCTGTGAGGCGGGATCAATTCAGCGAACTGCTGATCTCGCATGTCGTTCCAGCCCTGCTTGATGATCATCGTATCGTAAATCAGAGACCACGGTATGGCTTCCGTCACGAGATCGGAAATTCCGTCGTCCTGAAAATCGTCGTTGAATTCGTCTTGCAACGCTATGGCTTGCTTGACCAGGGCGTCGTCTGCGTTTCGTTCGGCGGCAATGTTGTAGAAAGCATGATCGGGGGCGTACAGAAAGGCGGCAACCAGATCGATGTGCGATTCCAGCCGGTTGTAGCGGACTTGATTACCAGTGTCGGTACCGAACAGAAAGTAACTCTCTCTTCGATTGTAGAGTGGGACTCGGTCATCGCGGCTATCCGTGCACTGATCGATGATGTTCTTGACGCGCCTCTGGAGCGATTCCTCGTCGTCTGGGAATATCATCGCCGAGTCTCCTCAATACGAGCAAGGGCTTCTCTAAGTCGGAAATGGTCATCCGAGCTCTACCCCCGCTATTTCGCCGCCGGCATCTACAAGTGCATCATATAAAATTCTGTTGATGTCAGCGCACTCGTCGAGGCTTTTCATGCCGCTCAACGTAAACACCAGCACCCACTCAGTGTCGGAAAGCTTTTGGTATTTTAGCGTTCCGACTACGTCGATCATCGCGTCCGCCCGTTAATTTCGGTGTTTGTCATCGGGCTTGGCCAGCGACCGTTGGTTGAAAGTTGCCGGTTGATGCTGGTCTTCCCACGCAAGTCAACGCTGGCCTCTGACACCTGACAGGTTGGCCCCTCAGATGACACGGGAGCGGAAAAACCAGGCGCAAAATGCTTCACCGGCATGTCCGGCTGATACTGCGCGAACTTCGGCATCGCCCGATTGAGCCGAGAATGGCTCGGCGTGTTGATTTCCGTCATGGCGTAGCTGCTAGCGAGCGAGCGCACCGTTGCGTCAACGGCCGCGGACTTGGTTCCGATATGACCGCCGCCGGGAATCCACTGCACACGCGCGCAACCACAGTGTGCGCAATCAGGATTTCCCTTTTCGTCGGACCGAAAAGTTTTCCCGCATCGCGGATTGAGACACTTCCAATCTCGAATCAGCAATTGTGCGCCCTCCGATCGCGGCGAGGTTCCCAGCCGGCCAACAGGACCGGCAAGCATAGTGCAAGGCACCGTGAACTTCAACCGGGTTCCATTTGTCACCCTGGCACGTCCGGCAGCGCGCCCATTCACGATGATCCTCGAACCGAGTCAAGCGATCCTGGATATGAGGATGATCCGGCTTGCGAACGTATTCGACACCGACCTTCGGTTCACCGGTAGGTGACCCAATAGCCGTGGCGTCATTGTAGAAGAACCGCACCTCACCCGATTCTATCTGTTCAACGACGCGCGAGAGCGCCTCCAATCCACGCTGGCCGATCCCGACATTGTCGTCGGTTGCGCCGGCAATGAAACTCTTGACAGCCCGACTGTCCAAGCGGGCCAAGGAGCATATTGCATTCAGCGGAACTTTCCGCCGGGATCGTGACCGTCCCGGATTTTCGGCCAAGGCCGGATCATACCGGTAGTGCTGAAGATGCGTTCGTATTTGTCTTGGGGTCAACATAGCGATACTCCCAACAATCAATCGTGTCACCTATAACAACACGACGGCGCTCGATCCATTTCCGCCAGTACAATTTCCCACGATGGCCACGAGGAAACGGTTCAAGCGAAGTTTGCTGTCCCAAAATCTTCGGGTAGAGCCTGACCGGAAGCCACGCATACCAGCGGTGCCATTCGTACTCGCTCATTCTGACCTCTTTACAAGCATTTTACTCAATTTATCTATGCTCTTGTTCTTTGCAGCAGCTAGCTCTCGCAACGCGTAGATGGTATTTTCCTGCGCAGAGACCTTGCCCTCAAGATCAGCACATTTTGTTGCAAGCTCTGCCGTGCAGTTGTCTTGAGCAGCCATCGCGGCGGCAAGTTGTCTCAAGACATTTGCTATGGTCCCCTCCCCCTGCGGACCCTCTAGCTTCGCCATGCGAATCGCCAGATCGATTAGAGCTGCGTTGCTCATCATCACCTCGCCGGTAGAGAAATATTTTTCGCCTTGAGGTAGTTTAGAATCAGTTGGTCGATCGGCTGTTCGCCACCAGCCGCGTCGATTTGCTGGGCGCGCGCTCGGGTCAGCGACTTGCCACGCAGCATCGGCGCAAGCCAGCGCCTCCAAGCCTCGTGAGCGAGAGCTGCCGCAATCACGCGGTCATCTTTTTTTGACCCCTCCGCGCCGATCGACCCTTCGTCGTTTATCATGCCGCGCATTTCCTCAAGCAGTGGTACGGAACGCGGGATCAGTCGCCCCAGCTCGAAAGCGTCCTTGTACTGAGCCATCAGGGTCCGCTTGCGTTCATCCGACATTTTCCAGTGAAAAGCAAAATCGCCGCCGCTTAGCGCATCTGGCTTGGAGTAGAAAAAGTGGCGCATGTTGCGGAACACGTTGCGAAGGTCCGGCTCGCCATCGTCGTGGCTAACTTCTTTGATGCGTTGCTGCAGTTGCATCAACTCTTGCCAAACGGCGGTTCCGGGGCCTGTGATTTCGATGATGACGCGACAATCTACGGGTCCGTAAAATCCCGCAAGGTGCGCGAGTACCCAAGCGCATTGATATGTAGAGACTTGAGCTGTGCAGAACTCAGCAGCTTGCACAATACACTCAGCGAAGCATCGCCATACTGAAATGACTGTACGATCTGCTGAATCTGAGCTTCCGTAAGCCGGATCACACCCGATAGCGTAATAACCGAATCTACTGGCATGCTCCCAGATTCGCAGTTCTGCGCGAAGGTCCTTGAATCCTTGAACACTGGTTTCCTCCCATCGGCGACCGAGCTTGTAGCGGTAGCCCTGAAATGGTTGCCGCTTGGCCTCGCGGATGCTGGACGTCAGGCTCTCAGCAGTGAAATATTTGGAGCCGGTAGCCTGGAACGCGTCTTCGTCGGTCCAGGGGAATTCCTGATCCATCAACTGCTGATCGTCGCTGAAATCCTCGCGCCGCTTCCAGCGATACCACGCGACCTGCTGCAGGCTTATCGTGTAGCCGTAGATCTCCTTGACGCGGCGGATGCGCTGGCGCTCCAGTGTTGTTAACGACGAGTCCGGCATGAAGGCTTCGTAGTGCGGATGGTTGGTCGGGAAGGCGTAGCGCTCATCACGCCACCAGCCGACGAAGATGGCTCTTGTTACCTTCGAGTTTTTCGCGTCTTCGTAGGCTTGCTCATAGTGGTTGAAGCCGTTCGCCGTCGATTCGGAGATATCGAGGCGATGCGTGTAGAGAGAAGAGGTAGAAGACTTGAAGGCTCGAATGTCCTCCTCGTTTCCGTAAAATGCAACCTCTGTCGCATGGACGTAATTAGCGGCACCTGAACGGCCCAGACCTCCCTTTTTGTTTTCCTGTGTACCCGCTATCAGGTAGCGAAATCTGCTGTTGTTATTGAATGACAATATATTTCTGTTGTGGCGGAGTTTTCGCGGTTTGAATCGAAGCTTTTTCCCGCCCACAGTGACCCACGCTGGGATTTCATCATAGAATACCTCTATCGATTGCCTCCAGTCATCGCGGGCTTCCTCCTTGTGCAAAATGAAAACACCTAGCAGACCCTTGTATTCGAAGGCCCAGAACATGTCGAGCGCAATGAAGAACGTCGTCATACCAACTTGACGCGATTTGAGAATGATGAATGTCGTGATCCCTTCGTTTAGCCCTTTGATCAACTCCTCCATGACGTAGCGCTGGCCACCGAGAAGTCTGAACGGGACTAAGCCATAGTCTTTCGACTGAACCTTAAGGTAGTTTAAGAACTTCAAGAACCGCTCGCGCGGAAACGGCGCAACCGGAGAAAACGTCGGCAGGGTAAATGTGTCCGTCACGTAGGATCACATCCTTACTGTCCGTCGCCACTACGGAAGGTAGCCGCGATGTGGCGACTGAGCGGCAGTGGTATCTTGGCGATCATGGCGCTGGCGAACTTGCGCTTCGTACCAATATGCTGGCGCCTGTCCTCGTCGCACCTCAGTCATGAATATGGACAGTAAGGATCAAGTCGGTGGCAACAGATGTCTGTTGGATATCGGCACGGCTCCGATATGACAGGCCAACGCAGACACCCGTTCTCGGTATCATTGGCGTAGAGAATTAATACACATGTCGTTTGCCTGCTGTACGGATCGCCTACTGGATTGCTTCTTAGCCATTCCGCCAACCGCTTATCTATCGTATCTATGTTCCTCATGTGATCCTCAATGGTCGGTCATTTGAGCGCAAGGTACATAAACCATCCTCCAACCAATAAACAAAAAAACGAGATGATGCAGTCTGGGCCATCAGCGCGCTCTCTCAGGACAAGATTCAATACAGCGCTACTCCCTAAAATGATAGCTGGAATGACAAAATACTTCACACGCCGTCCCTCATGTTAGCCGATGAGGCTCACTGTTCAGCTTTGTCTTTAAACACATCCTCGAACGGCGCGCTGACGAATTTCATAATCGACTCGCAAAGACGGATAAAAGCTTCGGGCGGTACGCGGTCTCTAGCGTCCTGGTGGAGCTCGATCGCGCGCTCCACGCACCACTGGCGCAACTTCATATCCGACATGTCCTGGTTGATCTTCGTGCGCCAAGCCTCGACGGCATCAACCATTGCCTGCACCTGCCGATCATCCATGTGTGCGGCCTCCAAAACGTTGCCAATCCGGCAACTCAATGAACCTCATCGTCGTTCACCATCCGCTGGTTGTTTTCAGGAATCGTCCAGTGCCGACACGCCCTCCGTGTGAAATTAACTGGACGTTCCATCGACTGCACAGCAGGCTCCATCGGCTGAAGCGAGGTCGCTAAACCACGGTTTTCTCTCGGCACCATGACGGGAAACGCCAACGGAGGCTCGGCGAGACAGTGCCCGACGCGCTGCTTGTCAACCGAATCGAAATAATGGCAGTTGCCGCATGTTTTCATTGGCACACCTTTTTCCGTCTTGGCAAATTTAAATGCGTCATTCATAGGCCAACCGCAACATGCTCATATTCAACGTAAGGACCGTGGTAACCAGGATTTTGGACGTATCTGGCAATCTCTTTTTTATCCAAGCGCACACGGCCCTCTGATTCTAGACGATACGCAAATTTAAAAATCCTCTCCATCAACTCCGTGAAATCAGCAGGCCCCGCCAATTGGGATGGCCCACGATAATATATCATCGTCTCACCAGGCTTGATCGATCTCAGTCGCTCAATGGTGTAAATCATCATAGTTGTTCTCCAAGAGTAGAGCGCACTGCGCGCTCCGCCATATCCACTTCTTTCGCGCGTGGGATCAAGAGACGATCGCGCTGAGCTTTGAACAAGTCCTGATCGTCCGCACCCAGGGAATTCCACGCTTTCGCCAAGCTCCGATAACCCTGTTCCGCCGCCTCGCGCAAACCGTGCTCAACGTGTATCAGACGTTCCGTTTCATCGGCCGGTTCGGTCGGCGACGCAGCGGGCTCCCTTGCCGCGCCGCCGACCGCTTCCTTGGACGTTATTGCCGCGGTGTGTGCGTTCGTGACAACAGCAGCAGTATGCACGGTGGGTTCTGTGGACACCGATCCGCCGCCCGCCCAAAGAGCTAGTTTTTCTCCTGTCGATTCGTCCAGTTGCGCATCCGTCAAAATATGCGCCAGAAAATTCGGCCGTTTCAATAGAAAGTCCTGCCCGGCCTCATCCGTTTTCCAACTCGGCTTGCCGTCCGCGTGCGGGGGAAGTAGGCACATGCACGTCATGGCGTGGCAAATCTCTGCAGGCGCAATCGCCTGATATCCGAGACGGGTTGGGGTGATCACGGTTCGACCGTCTTTCTGCACCGGAATCGGCTTCGTCTTCTCGCGCGCCCGGAACGTGAAGATCAACGGCGTGGTAATCCTTAAAATACCTCCGATCATCCGGTTGCGCGCCGCCTTCGGGACGATCCAGCCCGCTTGCCCGAGCGCTTCACGGCGGCGCCAATCATCTTTGGCGGCCCCGAGACGTCGGTCCACTTCCTCCTCGTGCCAGTCGAGGACGCCGCCTTCTCCTTCGTGCTCGTCTGAAAGGCTGTCGATGACAATGCACGCTGGGTTATCGAATGCAATGCATTCACGGATCGACTCAAGGAAGCGACCTGGTCGGAAAGGCGGATTAAGCCGTACAAGACCGAATCTAATTTGAGAGAAATAGACGCTTGAACGTCCTGCTTCCGTGTCGATAAGGTCGATCTGGCCATTTCTCACCTTTTGAATGCCGCGCGCTAGACGCAGCGCTGAGTAAGTCTTGCCGCCACCAGGCGGGCCTTCGAGACCTATGAGTAGTGGGAACGGCCCCTTCGGCTCGGTCTCGACAGGGAAGATGCGCTGCGGGGTCATAACCAGTGGCTCACTATGACGGCAACAACAACCGTGATCGACAAACCAATCACAATACTAATTACTGCTTCCCGTACAAAAGGAAGCTTTCCCAAAGCTCGCCACGCAATGAAAATAATCATCGCTACAACAAACGCATTGATGACTAGGAATTTCTTGTCTTCCATCACTCGCCTGCCGATTCTTCTGGCGGTTTAGGGTCAGGTTCAGCCGGCGTTTCCGGCGACTTGCGCGGCCGTCCTGGCCGTCTCTTTTCAGGAGATGTTGACGGCGCGAACGCGCGACGAGTAACTTCCGTCAATGCCTTGCCGAGCTCTCCGTGTAGGTGAGCCGCTCCTGGCGGCCTACTCGCAATCGTGTCTTCCCGATATATGCCGCTCAAAAACGGGTCATCGGCGGCAAGCTGCACCATCTCGTCGTCTAGCTCGCGGCGGAGCCAGGAGTCTTCGGCGAAGGCAGGCAGGTTGATCGGCACGCTGCGAGTCGGGTAACCGGACCACTGTCCGGTACTGAGGCACTGATTCCAGATAGCGATCGCCGCCGCCACCATCTTGTGCGCCAGCGTCATCGCCGCTCCGCTCGGCTCGCACACACTTGCCAAATACGGCGGTTCGTTTTCCTGCACGAAAAACCGGAACCTGATCCGGCCAAGCAAGTCCGGTTTCAGCGTGCATATGATCCGCTCCTGAAACGCCGCCTGGAACGCCCACCCGAGCTGATCAAACCGTGGCCCGAGCACAGCCGGGTTAGCTGACCCGGAAGTCGTCTTGTAATCCCAGCAGGTCACCCCTGAAAGCAC